AGTCACCCTCGACACGGGCATTTGCAGCCACAGCATCGATTGCATCAGTTTGCCACTCATGAAGAGTGTTTGTCGCTTTTCCACGACCTACCATCGACATAAAAGGCGTGTCGCTGGGTGATATGTTATATATCACATTTGATAAATCTTCCCGTGTACCTATACTCGTATAGGATTGGAAAGTGTTTGCTATGATTGCCAATTTATCCTCCTTATTTAGAACGAATCATGTTATAGAATACTCCAGCCGCATCTTCGACACGACCAGATTTTTTCAGTCTTTCCGCTGCCTTTCCTTGCTTGATTTTTCCTGGATCACCAGATTTAGACCCCGGCTTCATTGATTGTCTCCTGACAGGTTTGATGCCATGCTTTTTTTCCTGCAACTGATCCCAAAGTGCGCCCTTCCTCATTATCGAAACGGCTCGGCTGTCAAAGGTCCTGTCCAGTTCCTCCTGGGAATAGCCAGAATTTAAGCCAAATTTCGTTATCAGTTTCTTTTCTGCATTTGCAAGTTTACTGTCACTCCACTCTGGAATTACTTCCAGAAGTTTTCCTTTTTCACTATCAATGTGCCTTTTAAGATTTTCATCCCTTTCTGCATCCTGCTGCGCTTGATCCCTTTGTACAAGATACTCCATTGGGTCTGATTCTCTGAGATTTACCCAGTATTCATCAGTCTGTTCAGGCGTTTGAGGTTGCTGCTGCTTTGCATATTCCAGGGCTTGTATTGCTTGTTCCGTCTGCTTACTGGCTTCTGCTTTTGCATCGACAAGTTCCCTGCTTTCATCTGCAAGTGCTTGTGACTTACGAGTGTAATTCTGGCCTTTTGAGAAGGAATCTTTCAAATCCTGAAGTGTTACCCGATGTGTCTGTCCATCAGATTTTACTTCATGCAATTCTTCTTCTTCCTCTTCCTCTTCAGCCTCATACTCCTCATCGGCTTCTTCCTCTTCTGAACCTTCTTCAAGTTCTTCCTCTTCCGGTTCAGGTTGGGTCAACTGGTTGTCTTCGTCCGTAGGCAATTCCTCACCACTTTCAGAGGTCAGTTCTTTTTCCCATTTCTTTGCTGCCACATCCAGGTCAGTCTCAATAAATGAGCTATTGTCCTGCTGTTCTTCTGCCATATTATTTTCCTATCAAATAGTTTTGCTCATTGCTGAGAACCAAATGATTAACCATTCCTTGCTATAAGATTTTCATCTCCTGAGTTAATCATGGATTCTAACTCTGCCTTCAAGTCGCTCAATGCACGGAGGGATAAAAATAACCTCTCCCTGGTAATTGAGTCTTCAATATCAGAATTTACCCACTGCTCGTTATAATGATCCTCCAGGTTTTCAAATGCTTCCTGGATAACCGGGTCTTCCAAAACGGAACGTGCCGCATTGGCCTTTAAAATTCTCTCTTCAACCGTTGCTCTCTCAAGAGAACTTTTTTTCTTTCTTTTAGCCATAAATTAACATAATATGGGTCAACTTAACTCTTTTCAAGCAACCCCTTCTTTGGCTTATAATTTTCTGACCGTAACTTTGCCCACTTATTTGCTTCACGTTCAGACTTAAATTTTCTCAGGGTCTTCCCCTTATCCTTGCCTTTAGATGGTTTAACATGGAACCAACCATCTATTAACCATGTTTCTGTTACTTCATGCATTATGAAGGTATTGGTTCAACTGGCTGTCCCATCTGCTCTGGATTCATGTCACCCGGAGGCATAGGCATCTGTTCTCCCTGCGGAACACCCTGCGGAGGTTGCATCATCTGCTGCATCTGCATCTGCTGCATCTGTGCATCCATCCTTATTTTCTCCCTGTCCTTCTCGATCATACCCTTCATTTCAGTCTGGTCTATTGTTACTTTGTACTTGTTCTCCATTTCCTTGATCTTCATCTCAAGATCAGTTTCCATCTTGTCTCGGTCAAGGTCATCTACACGAATCATCTTCTCACGATCAAGATCAAGACGGGCTTTATCATTTTCCATATCTGCCCGTACCTTATCTGCCTGTGCCTGTGCAAATATCTCATCCGGGGACGGTTCTGGTTCCTGCGGAGGAGGTGGTTGATAAGTTGCAGGATCAGTCCAGAATGTCTGTGTATCTTTAAATCCAGAAAGCTCGGTCATCTTGGTTAAAGTTGCATGGTACTGCTTGAAATTCACCAGTGGATTTTCGGGTCCCTGTTTCTCCAGAATTGCTTCCTGCTTTGCTGCAACTCCTGCAAGCATCCCCATTCTCTCTTCTGTAGTTCCAAGTCCAAGTGCAACATTTACACTTACATCCATTCCTGCATCCCAGCCCCTTGGATCAATTGGTATCCACTCGTTTCTGAGCCGGACCATACGGGTCTGATCCTGGTGGGAATGAAGTAATTTAAGTATCTTCTTAAACAGAGGCTTCATTCCATTTTCTGCAAATACCCTGCACAATAGCTCAATCTGGGCTTGTGAAGCTGCCACTGTTGCAGAAACTGCTGCGGCAGTGCTGGATTGGAGTGCATCCGGGTTCAGGCCCATACTTGCCTTTGACATACCCGTGCGGTCTTCCTTGACCTGGTCCAGATAATCCAGCATCGGAAATGCCTCCCTGCCAGAAAAATCCTTCTGTAATTCCCTCACCATCCCTGGCGCACGGGTGCGTATAATCTTTCCTACCTTGTTTGACGTAACATCATCCTTATTTACCTGTCCCTCAACTACCTCTGTATCCGGGTGGATACTTTTAGCGAGACTGTCTAACATATTTCTCAGGACGCTGGACTTGATTTTCTGCACATCCATCAATAAATCTGCTACAGAGTGTCCTTTCCAGGTGTGTGGTTCCGGGTATCCATTAAATATGACAAAAGGCAGGTCGTTAACAGGAGAATGATGTAAGAGCTTATGATGAGTGCCAGCACAGCAAAACCTGCGTAATTCAGAAATTCCGTCACCGTCATAATCAATTTTCGCATATGCCTCAATATAGAGGACCTTGCGGTTTGCTTCTCCAACTGTTTCTGAGTCTCCAAAGTTTGCAAGTGGGTGTCTTGAGATAAATTCTGTGTTTGTTCCAAATTCATCCGAATCTCCTGCCAAATCCAACATCTCATCAAAATCATAACCCATCTGTACCAGTTCTGAAACGCTCAGATACCGCCTGTGTGCTACAATTGCAGAGTCATCAATACTCCTTGCCCGTCTATCTATTAAAAATTCTTCTGGAGGAAGTGCATCCAATACAATCGATCCATCTACCCTGGTTTGACGGACAACCACATCATGCAGCATTGGAGCCTCTATTTCCGGCTGCTCAATGGGCTGCCCGTCAGGAGAGACCTGTTGTGGCTGCGGAGGTGGAGGTATAAAATTCGGGTCAGGATAACTTTCCACCTGAGAATCTTCTACTTCTGCTTCACTAAGAATTGCCTCCAAACCCTGATCATCAAGACCAGTAAATTCCTCATATTCCACTTCTTCCCTACGTTCCCAATCAATGCGAATAACCCCAATTCTTTTTATCAGTGAATCTTTAATTGCGTTATAGCAAATTGAGAACGCAGGGTTGTCCTGTCCCAATACAACCTGGTTTACAAAATCTGTGGCTTGCTGGGCCGCTAAAACATCTTCCGGCTGCCGGGGTACATACTCAACAACTCTCTCTGAACCAAAGAATGTCCTCATTATCTGTGGAAGCATCAGGGATATGGTGTCCCTAACATCCATTGACACTACCTGGCTCCTTCCGTCCTCTTCGTTACCAAAAGGCAGGCCATTATAATAATCACTTGCCTGCACCCTATCCGGTGCTTCCTGAAGGTCAATATAGTCCTGTGCGCCCTCTATAAGAGATGCAATCAGACCCTCAAGCTCAACTTCATCCATTGTCTCGTCACCAGCCAACTCTATCTGTTCTTCCTCTAGTTCTGCTGTCTGGATTCGTATTTCCGAGTCAGATTGTGCCATAAAATGTATGAATTAGTATATAATTAATCATATGTATGCAAAATTTACAGGATATATTTAAAACTGTCAAGTGTTTTTTTCTATTTTGCAAAATTACCGTTACAATGTAACAAAGTAA